TCCAAATGCTTTGACAGAAGTTTCTCCTGATCTTTACAACAGGATGATCCGCATTTTACAGCTGAACCTGGGTTCTTTTGACCCCACGGAAACGCCCCAATACACGCTGACCACCATGAACCAGAACCAGTTCAATGCAGGCGATGTCATCTGGAATCTCAATGCCAAGAGCCTGCAGGTCTACGATGGCGCCAAGTGGAATGATATTTATTCAGGATCTGACAACGGATTGAGCGCAACCGGAGCTGTTGGCACACTGTCGATCAGCACCAATGGAGCGATATCAATTGATTTGTAGGGGGGAAAATAAAAATATATACTGTAGTGAATCGACGATGGGGTCTTCACAGCCGTGAACACGAGAGGATTAACGGCTAGTGATAAATTTTGAATTAAAAGATTTGGTTAACAAGTTGGGCGTTACGCCTACCAAAGATGCTGAGGATAAAATTTTGTCCATGGATTCTGATGCCCTAGCAGACCTTGTTGAAATCATTAGGCGCGAAGATATCCCAGAAGGCACCTCAATTCAAGCTGCAATGGCAGCTGCTCCGGCAGCTCCTAGTGGCGGCTTTACCGAAGAGATGTACCAATCAAGTTTGAGTGAGAGAGAAAGAGGGCTCATACCATGGAAAACGAAGTCTAAACAAGCTAAAAAAGAGAAACTTGCACGCATGATGGATACTGCCGCAGAGGTTTATTCCGAATCAGAAACAGGTTTAGGCTTAAAAAATTTCGGATCAGACGTTGATCCGATAGAGGGAGGCATGTTGGCCAAAGGAGAAATAATAAAGGCGAGGCCGTTTGCTGATCTAGTTTCATTTGATGACTTGATTTATAAAGCAGGTAATTTTAAGGACGGCGGTATTGCCAGCTTTCAAGGTGGGGGAGGCGTCCTTAATCCATATGCAAATTACGGCAGCTACAGCAACATATATGGAGGCTATGGATATCCTCAAGCAAACGCTCCTGCCGGAAACGATCCGATGGAATCTATCATGGTCGATCCGAAAGCAGCACAGATGGCTTCTTACATGTATTATCCAACGGAACCAACCCGTTCTTACAATCAGTTGGCTTATCAATCAGCCATGGCAAGAGGGTTGCAATCATCCCCGTTCACTCCATTTTCGGCGCCACAACCTGAACAGCTAATTCCAAATATGGCACCACAGTTGATGCCTGGAATGCAATACGCTAATTATCCATCTTCATATGGAGGCTACGGAGGCATAGGAAGTTTGTATGGAGGTTACGGCGGAGGTTATGGTGGAGGCTATGACGGCGGCTATGGCGGTTATGGAGGAGGCTATGACGGAGGTTACGGTGGCTACGGTGGCTATGGTGGTGGCTACGGTGGATATGGAAATTACGGCGGCATGGGCGGTTACGATCCGTTTAGAAGCGGCTATGGCGGTGGTTATGGCGGTGGCATGGGTGGTATCAGTAGTATTTATGGCAGTGGCGGCATGGGTCAATATGGTGGTTATGGAGGATATCAGCCAAACTACGATTTAGTCAGCCAGTTTTATGGCGGCCCAGGCATGGCGATGGCCCAACAAAGGCAGCCAGCAAACCCTTATCGAAGCCCGTATGGAGCCCCTATTGGAAGAGGCGGCGGCAGTGGGAGGCGTTTTGGAAACGCTTATCAGCCGGGAATAATGGAGTATGCAGGGGGAGGCATTATTAGTCTGGCTGAAGGTGGTTTATCTGCCAGAGAACAACGCATAAAAGAACGAGAAGAAAGAGATATAATACGCAAGGAAAAGGAACAAGGAATGCCATTATTTGGCGAGGAAGGTTTAATATTTGATCCTACCGATCCTTTGGACTATGCATTGATGGGCTTGTCAGCGGTTCCAGTTCCGGGCGCAAGAGTCGCAGCGGTTGGCATAAAAGGACTGTCCAAGGTCGCAAATTTTATCCTCAAACATGGAAGAGAAGCAGCATCTAAGGTTTTTTATGCCGATGAGATAGCTACTGCTGAAAGAGCAATAGCCAAAAAAGCAAGACAAGTAGCAGATAGGCAGCGTTTTGAAATGGGAAACCCTACCTATACAAGAAAAGAAATATTAAGAGGCGCAGAAACAAATAAGACAAGAGGTAGAAAAAGAAGAATAGAAGAAATGGAGCCTGAATTAGAGCCTGAATATTATCTTGAAGAAGAGTTCCCTGGTTCAGCCATAGGATATCCAAAAGAACTACCACTTAAATTTCAACAGGGAGGTTCCTATCCGCGCCTTAATGGGTTAACAATGGGGCCAGGTGGAGAAACTGGAGACGAGATTCCGGCAATGCTTTCAGACGGAGAGTTTGTCATGAACGCCCGAGGAATGCGTGGCGGAGGCGCCATGTCTTTGTTGGAAAAAGGAGCACCAATGTCAATGATACAAGACCCAGCACAACAAAGGCTCGAAGGAGCAAGACTAATGTACGCCCAACAAGCTATGGGTGAAGCGTTGGCAGACGCATTGAGGAACGGTTGATGCACGAAGACATAAATGTTACAAGAGCACAGGCCACCGAGGAATCGGCTCAACACATATCAGACTTTCTTGAAAACAATTTTTGGCCGGAGCATTCCCTTGATGGAATAACGAGCCCAAATATCAACAGGGAAAAGGGCGAAAATCATATCCGTTACTACTTAAAGAATGGCGCTGTATTCAATTCCTACCACAAGGGAAAAATGGTTGGCACCGTTGCTGTTGGCCCCTACGATTTATGGTGGTCAGACCAGCCTGCTTTGGGCGATGGCTGGTTCTATGTTCTTCCGGAGTACCGTGGAAAATTTAACGGCAGTATGCCATTGAGCGCCAAGTTGGTACAATACGCAGTTAGTTATGCGAACGAAGTGAGTTTGCCGTTGTTGATGGGAGTGTTCAATGCGGAAAGCGCGTCCAAACTGGATAGCTTCTTTGGAGAGAACGGATTTATTAAGGTTGGCGGCATTTTTATGAAAGGAAAATTTATAGAAGAGGCACCAAATGTGTCTAAGTAAAACAAAAACAACAGAAGCAGAGGCAATCCAGTTACCCCAAACGGGTTATCAGATGCCTACTCCTTATATCGAGGATTATTCCCGTCGATTATTAGCAAGCGCCTACGGGGCGCCTGGCCTTTACGAAGGACTTATTTCAAGACCAGCACCAATACCCATCCAGCAGACCGCCGGGCTGACGCCATTGGAAAGAATGGCTCGGCGACAAGTCGGAGCAGCTGGAATGTATCAGCCCGCTTACCGAACCGCTGCCCAACTTATGGAAGAGCAGGCCCGTGGTTATAGGGGATCGACTAGAGGCTTTGATCCAAGAACAGGTGTTTCTCCTTATTACGACCCTTATGAAACCGATGTGGTTGAAGACACATTGGAACGTATGCGGCGCCAGTCCGCACAACAGGACATCGCTGGACGTGCACAGGATATAAGCAGTGGTGCTTTTGGCGGCTCTCGTGCGAGATTGTTTGCCGGAGAAAGGCAGGCAGAAAGCGAACGTGGCATATTAGGCGCACTTGCAGGCATCAGGGGACAAGGATTCCAAAGAGCACAGGAAGCAGCAATGAATGAACATGCTAGACGACAGGAAGCCCAGAGGCTCGCAGCTACAGGCTATGGCGGGGTTGCCTCCGGAGTTCTTGGCATGGGCGGTCAGAGACAGCAGGAAATGATGAATCAATTGCAAATGATGGAACAACTTGGTATGGCTGGCCGCGGCATTGCAGACATTGGACTGCAACGCCAGTATGAAGCCGCACAACGTATGGCACAAGAGCCTTACCAAAGACTTACTTATGGACAAGGAATACTGTCAGGACTGCCAGGAGGAGCTCTGTCCGGAGGCGTAGGAGCCCAGGCTTATCAGCCGCAATCTTATCAACGGCCAACGGGACTCGGCCAATTGGCGAGCCTTGGTATGCAGGCATGGGGAATAAGTGCGTCAGACATAAGGCTCAAAGAATCTGTTGAATATCTAGGCAAATCTTCAAACGGCCATAATATTTATACCTGGAGCTGGAACGACAAAGCTATAGAGCTTGGAATTGATGATCCAACAACCGGGGTGCTTGCCCAGGAGATCATGAAAACTAACCCCGATGCAGTTACAAAGGGAACCCACGGATATTATGTTGTTAATTATAATGTTTTATAAAATAATGGTTTAGGCAATATGAGAATAACAAACAATAATCTTCCGTCCGGAATCCTAGCAGGTGTGAAGCCGATTAGTTTTGCGCGTGGAGGCGTGGTCTACCGGCAAGCTGGAACCCAAGGATCTGTTCCTGGCGTGCGTGTTATGAGACCTGGAGCCAATGTTCTCGGCTGGTACGAAGAAGAGTCAAGAGAAAAAATAGAAAGTGGTTTGATTCCGGTTGAGGTTCCTGTTGAAATCCAGCCCGGAGTAGTGCGCGCTCAAACCGAATGGAGAGAGCCGACAACAGCGGAAGAATCGGAATACCATAATCGATTAATGGAAAATCTTGCGGAACAGGAAACAGCTGAAAGGGCAGGAAGTGGTATTGCAAAAACGGGTCGGCTTGGAGCGAAAATTCTTGGTCAAGCTGCGGAAACTGTCGGGCAAGGAGCTCTATCCGGCATTGCACAACTTCAGCGTATTCCTGCACCTGAAGACGTCGATTGGGAATACCCTAATCAATTAATAGGTGATTGGTTAGGAGGAGGGCTGGAAAGAGGCTGGGACTGGATTACAGATGACTTGCCTCGTGGCTTGCTTGCCAGATTAGGGCAGTCACAAAGAGAAGGCGTTCTCAGAGAAATACAAGATGCCGGTGGCTTTATTCCATGGATAAGAACTATTTCGCCTGGTGACTTGAGAGAAAGGCCGTACCTTGGTGCGATTCCTGGTGTTATAGATTCAATTAGGGGAAAAGAGCTAGGACAAATACCACAGCCTCCTGTTGCCACTGCTACGAAAGAACAGATTGAAGCAGAAATTTTGACTGATACGAGGCCGGAGGGAGGACCTGAAGACCCGTATGGATATGGTGCGGCAGCTGCTGATATTGATGTTGAAGCGGAAGCAGCAAGGATGGCAAGATCAATAGAAAAAGATGCTGCGGAAGAGGTCATTCCAGACGATCCGGAAAGATTTGCCGGTCGTGTGGGTACATGGTTTGGAAATTTGAACACCAGGCTTAAAGAAGATCCAGAATTCAGGCGTGCTTTCATAGCAGGTGCTGCGAGAATGGGAGAGGGCGCAGAAGGACCGGCGCCGGTTTCTCTGGGCGGACAGTTCATGAGGGGCTTTGGTGAGGAACAAACGCGCCAGGCTGCGGCTAAACCGGAGTTGGTTAAGACAATTGAAATGCTGACAGAAATGTATCCAGGAATGACTCCTGAATCAATATTGAAACTGATGTCACCACGCTCTTCTTACGGCGAACCTAATTTGCTGCTGCAAATGAGGGAAAACGCAACAGACATAGGCAAAGGATCAGTAAACGAGAGTCTTTTAAAGACTCAAATTTTAGGAGACAATTTTGTATTGGTGGAAGAGGGCGGCGAAGAAAAACTGGATGTCAATACATTGAATAGAATTTTGAATAGCATGGATCGTTTGGGAATAGAAACCGAGTTCGATTTGGTCGACTATCTACTGAAGAAGGGATATATACAATCCACTTACGGCGTAACTCAGAAAACGACAGGCGGAGAAGGGCCCGAAGAAAGTTTGGGGCAGAGAATCAAAAAAGCCTTTACTCGTACTCCAGAGCAGGAACAGATGGATGCTTACAAACGATAATGGTTTAGGATAATGCCAGATGATAGAAGTCAAAGTACGTTCAGGCAGGGTTTACAAAGTTCCCCTCGATAATCCAGAAGAAGCCCGAAAACTCGCAGAACAAATAGACAAACAAAAATACGGAGCCACTGAAACCAGTGTGCTTGGTGAGGTTGGCCGTGGCGTAGGCGCCGGGCTCGTAGGCATAGTTGAAGGTTTGGCAACTCTGGGCACCCAGGGATACGATTATCTTGTTGATGAAAACGTAACCAAACAGGTAACCGATTTCTTTGAGCCATACACCCCAAAAACAGATTCCACCACCGCAATGGTGACCAAGTACATCACCCAGTTCGGCATTCCCGGCATGGGAACGTTCTCGGTATTGTCCAAGGCTGGAAAAATGAACAAGGTATCGGCGGCATTCGGAGCCGCTGCGGCTGACTTTGCGGTAGCCACCGACGACATTGAAGCCATCAACGACATGTTTCTGGACACCGTTCCCGATGAGGTCATGCTGGAAAGACTTGAAGGATCGGAACGCGCCGCCTTCCAGTTGCAGGACCGGCTTAAACTAGGTGCTGAAACCGCTACCCTGTTGATGACCGCGCCCTATGTCTTGGGCGCCGGGGCAAAAGCGATCAGCGGAACCGTCGGTGCGGCAGCAAGTATTCCCGGAGTCGGTGCAGGCGCGAGAGCGATACAGAAAGGATACCGCAACATGGCCAAATCAATGGGTAAACGCGACGGCATAATAGGACTGGCGTCACGCGGACTGTTGTCCAAGGGCGCGTTGCCAACACAGACTGTCCAACAAGCCATGATGCAATCCGCAAATCGTGTTCATGCATCCAATCTTATCATTGAAGAAAGTTTTAGGCCGATCGTCAACACCATTAACAAAGCGGCAAAGAAAGGAAAGCTGACTTTGGAAAACGAGAAAGAAATAGCGAGGTCGATACAGGATTATTTAAGGCCTATGGACAAAGCTAAAAACGCCAACCAGCCGTTGGTGGAAGCCATTGAACAAGGGCGAACCGATCTGGCGCAATATGCCGAAGATGCGATGGCAATGAACAAGGAAGTAAAGGCTCTAAATCAGGCGTTCAAAGATGATCCGGACTTGAGTAAGGCGTGGCTTAAGAGGTCGTTAGCAAGACTAAAAAGCGGTGCCCCAGGCAAGCCCAGCGAATACGATATTAGAATGAAAGCGGGAGCCACCAAGAACTTGCTCGAAAAAAATCTGAAAACGCTTAATGACCACGCAAAAAAAATCCAGGCTTCGGCGATGAGTACCGTGCAAAGTTTTGAAAAGGGAAGGCTGGCACGATTTACCGAAGGCGATTTGATATCAAGCCGTTTGAAAACAATGCGCAATACTATCGACGAACAAACATCTTCCTACTTGAAAATGGGAGACGACTTCCGGGAGCTCGGCGCTGATCCAAAAGCATTGGATGCCCTGTTCGTCCCACCAAACCTGGCTGAAGCGATGGCTGGAAACATCGGCTTGTACGGTACCCGTGCGTTCAAGTCCATGCGTGGAATAGAATACGAGCTCACTCCGGCAATGCGTGAGGCAGCGGAGAGGGAGCTTCGGGAAAAGATAGCAACCATTACCACAACGGACGAGGCGTCCCAGGCATTGGACAACATGCTGGCCGGAAATTTTACCGGATACGATTGGGACATTCCCGAAATACTGACAGCCACGATACGTCCCGGCTTATTGAAAGGCCTGACCCTGGACAGCTTTCCAGCCGTTCGTAAAGCCCTTGGAGAAGTAACCGGATTTGAGCAGGCCACAGCCAAGGAGGCTATGGAAAACACCCGTCTTGCCACCAGCATCACCGGCCAAAAGGTTTCCGAACTGGCAGGACGCGCATCCGCATTCCAGAAAATAAAAATACTGAACGACAACGCAGCCCAGCTTGGCAGAGACCCGTTTTTGGTAGCAGCCAAGGCGGGGACAAGGCTCGGGTCTGGGGATGAACAAATCATAAACGGGGTGAAGATGCGTTACCTCGACCGTAAAACATTCGGTGCCATAGGCGATCATTTTGTGCCGTCAGAAATGTACGATGCCTTGGCCGGCACTGTCAAAGTATGGGTTGAAACTATCCCATGGGGCTTTCGCCAGGCTTATAAGGCTCTGCTCGGGGCGAAGGGAGCATCACAGCTCGCCAAAACCGTCTACACGCCACTGACACAGGTGCGAAATGCCAGCGGCGGTGTCTTCTTTTCAACAATGAACGGGAATGTTGGTAAGGCGGGGCAGCTTTCGGACTCTTTTATCAAGGCTTTCGGCAGGCTTGGGATAGCTCCGGAAAAAATGGTGCAGGAACTTGCGGAAGCAACCGAGCTCAACGTTATCCAAAGCGGATCGCCGGCATTCAAGGAAATTGAGACACTGATGAATTTGGCAACACCCATGTACGAACAGATGTCCGGCAGGGTTAGTGGAAAAATAGGGAAGGGCATCGGCAACCTGTCACGTAAGGCACAGAATAATGTCATGGCGAAAACCTACATTGCCACGGATGATGGCTGGAAATTTTACAATTGGCATTTTGAAAGAGACAAACTGGGGAAGGTCATCATGGCCAAGAACGGCGCCAATGTGCCGCTGCCGGTTACCCAGGTGGACAACATCGTAGAATTGCAGGCACGCGGATTGCTGGGACCCAACGGCACCGTTACCTCCAACCAGATAAGAAGCCTCGGAGACGATTTTGCGGAACAGTTTATCAAACGTGAATCTGCCGAAGTGGTGGCAAACAACGTTCCCAATTATCTCAGGGTGCCTGCGTTCATCCGAGGGCTGAGGCTGTTGCCGATCGGAAACTTCGTTGCCTTCCCGGCTGAAATTATCAGGACTTCGGGAAATGTTTTGGGACGCGCAATCCAGGAGTTGGCAAGCGGTCACCCAGAGCTCATGCGTATCGGCATGAAACGATTGACCGGTGGGCTTTTCACGACAGCCGGATTACCCGGGGCGATAACCGCGCTCGGCATGAACATGACCGGGACCAACCAAGAACAGATCGATGCTTACAAACGTTCGTTCGCGGCTCCTTGGGAACGCGCCGGAACCCTGGTTCCGATTGCTTCCGACAGCGACGGTAACATTACCCAACTTTACAACTTCACCTACACCAATCCTTATGAGTACATTCAGCGGCCATTCCGTGCGGTTGCCCTGAGCTTTAACGAAGGGATTACCAAGGAAGAGGATTTGAAAAAGGTTGCTTTCAACAGTTTCGCTGATGGCCTCACGCAATTTGCAGAACCATTCTTCGCGCCAGCGATTGCCACCCAGGCGGTCATGGATGTGGCCAGGGGCAGAACCGAAACCGGGCGTGTGCTCTGGAACGAGGGAGATCCTGAAGGCTACAAGTGGGGGTCGGCATTTGCCCACATGATCGAAAGTTTCAGCCCTGGAATCATGCCTTTTGAAATGAAAACAAGTCCCGGATCAAAGTTTCCACTTTACCTCTCGCCTGAGTTCAAAGATTTTCCACGCTCGGTCATGACCGGAACCGGATTGCTCGGGGAGGACAAGAAGATAAACCGCCAGGGCAAGCCTGTTGATTTGGCCGAAGGATTGGTACAGGCCTTCACCGGCTTTAAGGTGACACGCCCGCAGATAAACAGAACATTGAGATACCGTGGCTTTGAAGCTAACGACCAGATCCGTGAAGCGTCCAACCTTTTTAATCGGGAAGCCAGGCGTCGGGATAAGGTGGAGGCACAGGAACTGGTAAGTGCGTACCTGATTGCCAATGAAGCCAGGTATCGTGCATTGCGTGATGCTAAACTGACTGTCGAGGACGCAAAAATTCTGGGACTGGCCGACTATGAGATCATCAAAGAATTAAAGGCAGCCAAGGTTGCCAACCCGGAAGCGCTACTGGCCAACACTTACATACCGTTCTTCCCAAGCGGAGACGTTATTGCGGATGCAATCAGGGAAGACCACGACAAGGTTTCCAACCCTGTGCCGCTTGGCGAGATTACGGAACTCGCAGCCGGACAATACGGCAGAGAATTTATCCCGCAGGAAAACATCAAAGAGCTCCAGGTGCCGCAGCCACCGGCCCAAGTAACCCCACCAACGCCGCCAACCCCGCCGCAGCAGGCGCCGCAAAGCATGGCCGAACAGGTCTTGCGGGAGATTGAAGAAAGGAAACTGACCGGAATCTTTTAGTGCGCCGACGCAAAAACAAATACGGGGCCATCAAGGTCCAATACGACGGCCACAAATTTGACAGCAAACTCGAAGCCGCCAGATACAAACAGCTGAAACTCATGGAAAGCGCCGGTGAACTCTCGCACCTGGAGCTGCAACCGAAGTATCCATGCGAGGTCAACGGCAAGAAGATCTGCACTTACATCGCCGACTTCCGCTACCAGCTGAAGAACGGGGACACCGTGGTGGAAGATGTCAAGGGCGTGGAAACAGCAGTGTTCAAGCTGAAGAAAAAGCTGGTGGAATCTCTGTACCCAGGAGTCAAGATTCAGATTGTGAAGAACCCCCGGTTCTTTGTGGTGTCATAAAAAAACCCACACCAATTTCTTGATGTGGGTTTCTTGGTTTAAGCTCCGACCCCGTTGAATGTTCCCTCTATTGAGGAGTCAACTTTTACTCCTCTTTTCTTTAGCTCATTCGTAAACAGTTTAATTCTTCGATAACAGCCTTCTCTTTTTTCGTGTCCAATACAAACAAGAGTTGCTGTATTATTTGCTATCGCTAACTGTATCTCTTCATCACTCAATTCACTAAGCGCTGGATCGCGTTTTAGTTTTTTCGAGTAAAAAGAATATCTCGGTTCTGAGTTATCATTATCCCAATATTTCATAAGTTTCACCTTAATAGTTAAATTAAAATTAATGTTTCGCTCGGTGGCGTCTGGTTGTTAAAGATCGCAGTGTGCTTTTTAAGGCACCCTTATATTATACCATTAGCCCTCTAAGTCCTTGATTTACAAAGAGAAAACGGAACTTAAGAATTTACAAAATTGAGAAAAACGATCCTTGTTTGGATCGATTTGGGGTATTTTTTTAGAATGAGTCTAAAGAAAAAGCCCGTGGTTAAAGGCTTTCGGAGTTGTTGCGCAACAACAAACTAGAATTTCGGACTATACTTTTTTGGTGAGATCAATCGCCTCTTCCCTGGAAATCAGCATGTCCAGATAGAACCTGGCTTTGCGGTAGTCTTCACCTGGCTTGCCCTTGAATGGCGCCCGCCACATGTACTTGATGATCTGGCCACGGAGGTAGCCGACAAACTCTTTCGGATCAAGTGCAGCACCAATGGCATCGAGCGCTTCTATACGCCCCTGGGTGTAGTGTGCGGGGTGGTTTACCGGGTCGTCATCCATCTCTGGTCAATTCTTCCAGGCGTGTACCTACCCCGAACTCTTCCCGGAACCGCATCAGTTTCTTGATGACTTTCGGATCGTAGTTAACCTTGGACAGTTCACGCATTTCCTGGCTTGTATAAACGTTTTTGCCCGCTTGGTCTTTTGGTGCATTGGTAAAGACATTGTTGCCACGCAGGTATGAAGTGGTGGTTTCTCCCATTTTTTCTATCGGCAGATTCACCAGCGATGACAACCATATGTGCTGCTCACAGCCCTTGCGCTGGGTTTCCTCGTCCAGTTGCTTACTAAAATTATGGCATCTCCAGCCGCCCTCTTCCCCAAGCATGGGCTCGCTGTGGGCACAGTTGCGGCAGTTGACGTTGTCCGGCAATTGTTTCAGGTTGTAAATGGCCTGCTGTTTCGGGGTCATGAACTTACGGATGCGGTAATCGGTTGAAGCATAGGGAGATGGGGGCGCCTTGTCTGCCATAATAATTCTTTTCGCTTTTGCTGTCATTTCTTCGAGAACACCGTCCTTGGCTTCCACAATCTCGGTGTAAATTTCGGAGTCGTTCTTGTTGTAAACAATAATCAGCGCCTTGTCCAATTCAAACGCAGCCATGTAGCACTGGATCTGGACTGAATAGTTCGTGGACCACGCCTCGTAGTCCCCGGTTTGCTGGAGTTCCTTGAACCGCCTGTCGTTTGCCGACTTGACTTCGAGCAGCAGCACCTCTTCCGGGTTGTCTTTAATTACGTTTTTGACAATGCCGTCAAGGGAACCGCCCATGTGGCCTCCCAAAAAGGAACAACGGTATTGTGTTCCGTCCTTGTTCTCTGACGAAACCCTGATGCCGTTCATTTTTTTCAGCCGATCAACCACCTGGTCTTCTATTCGGTGTCCCAAATCAAACAGCCGCAGGATACGGCCGTCTTCAAACATCGGGAAGGACCACCTGAATTCAAACCACAGCTGCCTTTCGTTGCCGCCAACAATACTTATCCCCAAATGGGTTCTCTTTTTTTGTCCAACCAGTTCAAGCTGGTCAAACTCATCAATTAAAATCATAACTTAATTCTCCTTTCTCCAGAATACATCACCTTGATATTGTCGTACTTGCCTTCTTTTTGGGTCATGATGCCATCGATGTGGCTAAAAGCACCGTCATCGTTTATCAGGCTGACCGCATCGTTCACGCTGGCCGGGGGAAACATATCCAAGGTAATCTGTTTCCATCTCTTTTTAGCAAACTGTTTTGCCGTTGGATGCCCAAACATCAGCGGCAAGCTGTAGGTATTGAAAAAGTCTCCGCATTCAAACGTGACTCGGCAATAGATGTTGCCGTTCTTTGAAACGGCTGAACTCGCATAAACTTTATTCACGTTAAAAATATTTTCCAGCACCTCGTCATGGCGCTCATCAGAGAGCACATAGCCTTCATCGGCATTGCCGCTTTTTGCCAGGGATGGTTTCTTGCGTGGCGGCTGGAAATAAAATGACGGGCGCTGTGGAAACGGGGTGTTGCATTCACGGCAGTTGTCAAAGGACTTCGGGTTGACTGCAAAACAGGAGTCACAAACCTTGATCTTGCCCCTTGCCGTTTCATCTTCGGGCAACGCTTCGTCCAGGCAGCCATGACGGAGCATGTTCTCGCCGTAGTCCAGCATCAGGCAGTTTTCCTTGTCCGGATAGGGGCGCATGCCACGACCGCACATCTGGACGTAAAGGCCCAGGCTTTTGGTCGGACGCAACAGCGCCAAGCAATCGGTGCGTGGCGCGTCCCATCCCTCCGTTAACACGCCAACATTGCATAAAGCATGGACAGCGCCACTATCAAACTCTTTTAATATACGTTCACGATCTTTGGTCGGTGTATCGCCGGTGACCACTTCGGCCTTGATGCCCTGTTCCTGTAGAAACAAACACATCTTCTCCGCATGCAGTACCGACACGCAGAAGAACACGGTTGC